TATTTTAAATATAAAAAAAAAAAAAAAAAAAAAAATGATTATTGTAATGGATGAAATAGACAGTATGAATAATGGCGATAAAGGTGGTATAAATACTTTAATAAAGCTTATAAGACCTAAAAAAACAATAAAACAAAAAAAAGAACCAATAACCTATATTCCAATTATTGCAATTAGTAATACTAAAATAGATAAAAAAATAAAAGAGTTAAGAAAAAATTGTAAATGTATTGAATTAAAATTACCTACAGATAAAGAAATTAAAATAATACTAAAAAATATTATGCCAAAAATAAATAATGGAAATACAATAAAATATATTCAAAATAATTTAAAAAAAGTAGATTTATTATACAATTTATATAAAAGAAATCCTGATTTATTAAAACAAAATATTAAAATATTTAAATTAAAAAATTATAATAAAAATAAAAATGAAATAACAAAATATATTTTAGAAAAAAAAATATCAATTGATCAACATAATATTTTAATAAATGAAACAGATAGAACAAGTGTGGGTTTATTATTCCATGAAAATTTAATAGACGTTTTTATAAATTTTAAAGAATCATTAAATATATATTTAAAAATATTAGAAAATATTAATTATTGTGATTATATTGATAGAATAACGTTTCAAAAACAAATTTGGATTTTTAATGAAATGAGTTCATTGATAAAAATAATATACAACAATAATTTATTATTTAAAAATATAAATACAAAAAAAATAAATATTATAAATTTTACAAAAGTTTTGACAAAATATTCTACCGAATATAATAATATTATTTTTATACAAAATTTATGTAGAGAATTAAATATGGATAAAAATGATTTATTTATATTTTTTTTTATATTAATAAAAAAATATTCTAAAGAAGAAATAGAAAAAAAAATAAAAATAGAAAATTATAATATAGAAAAATTAGACATTGTCAGAATTTATAGATATTTAGATAATATTTATTAAAGGAGGGAACCCAGGTTCCCTTCCGAACCCTCCTTAAATTAAATTTATTACCATAATTTAATTTTAATTGTGTTTTTATAAATTGATTATATGAAATATTAATAAATAATGTTTACTAAAATAATATAAAAAAAATGAAATGCGATAAATGTAATAAAACAAGAGCATATTTTAATTTTCCAGGACAAAAAAAAGCAATATATTGTTCAAAATGTAAAGAAGAAGGTATGGTTGATGTTGTAAGTAAAAAATGTCAATGTGGTACAAGACCAATCTATAATTTCGAAGGAAAAAAAAAGGGGATATGTTGTTCAAAATGTAAAGAAGATGGAATGATTAATGTTGTAGATAAAAAATGTAAATGTGGTAAAGCGCGACCAATCTATAATTTCGAAGGAAAAAAAAAGGGGATATGTTGTTCAAAATGTAAGGAAGATGGAATGATTGATGTTAAAAATAAAAGATGTAAATGTGGTACAATACCAATCTATAATTTCGAAGGAAAAAAAAAGGGGATATGTTGTTCAAAATGTAAAGAAGATGGAATGATTAATGTTGTAGATAAAAAATGTAAATGTGGTACAATACCAATCTATAATTTCGAAGGAAAAAAAAAGGGGATATGTTGTTCAAAATGTAAAGAAGATGGAATGATTAATGTTGTAGATAAAAAATGTAAATGTGGTAAAGCGCAACCAATCTATAATTTCGAAGGAAAAAAAAAAGCAATATGTTGTTCAAAATGTAAAGAAGATGGAATGATTAATGTTAAAGATAAAAGATGTAAATCACATATGTGTGATATTTTTGTATCTAATCCAAGATATAGAGGACATTGTTTACGATGTTTTATATATTTGTTTCCAGATGAACCAAATGTAAGAAATTATAAAACAAAAGAACAATCTGTTGTAGATTTTGTTAATCATATTTATGGAGAAAAATATAGCTTTACATTTGATAAAACAATTCAAGATGGTTGTTCTAGGCGAAGACCAGATATTATTTTAGATTTAGGATATCAAATTATAATTGTTGAAGTGGATGAAAATCAACATACTGATTACGATTGTTCTTGTGAAAATAAAAGAACAATGGAATTATCTCAAGACGTTAGGCATAGAAATATAGTATTTATTCGGTTTAATCCAGATAAATATTATAAAGGAAAAAAGTTAATTAAATCTTGTTGGAAATTAAATGGAAATGGTATTATTGTAGTTGATAAAGAAAAAGAATGGAAATTTCGTTTAAATTGTTTAAAAGAAGAAATAGATTATTGGATAAATAACAAAACAAATAAAACAATTGAAATTGTTCAGTTGTTTTATGATGAAAATTAAAAGGAGGGTTCGGAAGGGAACCTGGGTTCCCTCCATTACTGGTTAATGTAAAATTCTCTCATAGTTTTATCTTTAATAAAAGTTTTGGGTAAAAGGTTAGTAGGACGACAATATTTATTTGCCCCATTTGCTATTAATCTTTTTTTATCAAAAGTATTTTCATTATGTGCAAAAACTAAAATACTTTTCATTGGGCTTAATTGTTGAAATGGTATAGTATAATTTTTTAAAAATTGTTTTTCTTCTGCCATTTCAGCATCATCGTCATATTTTGTTTGTTCTAGTAATTTTCTTTTAAAAGCAAATGTTCCTGCCGTTGCGTGTCTTGGTCCATAAGGACCGAAACCCCAAATAGTTTTAATATGTTTAAAGTAAATATAAATTTCACTGCTCCCTGCAGCAAGTGCTTGTTTATTCCCATTTAATTTTAAAACCGCATGTCTAACTCTTTCTGGTGGGTAATAATCGTCATCATCCATATAAACAATGATATCACCAGTGCATTTCTCATGCATATAATTTCTTTTTCTTCCCAGTTTCATTTTTTCTTTTTGATAAAAATATTTAACGCCTTCAACGCCTTCAAATAAATCACCCACTGGATCATCTCCATCATCAACAACAATCCATTCCAATAATTCTTTTGGGTAATTTTGTTGCTGATAACATTTAATTAAAAAGGGGACGAAAGTTCTTCTATTATATGTTGGAGTACAAATGGATACCTTTGGCCATCCAACAGTTGAAACTTGCTTTTTTTTTCCTTTTTTTCCTTTTTTTCCCATTTAATATTCCTATATGATTGTTTTTAAATTAAAATTAATTTTATCTAAAAATACTCATAAATTCTTTAAAAACATATAAAGGACCTGTTATTGGAAGCATAAAAAACCAAGTAATATTATTTAGTGTTTTTTCACTAAAAGCCCATGATATGAATCTTTGAGGCATTTCTAATGCTCCAGATTCCATTAATGATATTGCTACAGCAATTGGGGTATACATAATTTGTGCAATCATCTCGTATATTTTAATTAATAACATCCCTATTGAACCGTTTTCTGATTTAGATTTAAATTTAACAACATCGTATTTTAATGTTGTTCCTGAGCTTTTTAATATTTTTTTTAAATTATAATAATAATTTGTTTTACTTTTTGTTTTAGAAATTGTATCAATGATTTTTTTATGTATATCTGTACCTTTTTTTTGTAAGTCTTTTTTTTTTTTATTTTTTCCTGCTTTTAATGATTTATATTGGTTTAATAATTTATGAAATTCAAAACAATAATCTATCAAATCAGGGTTAATTTGTGTTTCATTAAATAAATTATAACCTTTAAACCAATTATAAGCAATGGGTTCTTTTTTTTCTTGTCTTGCATAATTTATTGCGTAATCTCTAAAACTTTTTATTTTTGCATATGAAGAAGACAACCCTTCTCCATATGCATTTTCAAGAATTTCGTTTAATGTGCTTTGATTATTTTTAAAACTTTTTGTTAATTCTGTCAAATTATTTTTTTTTGATAAATCTACTTTTAAACAAGCATGAACCTTTGGGAGAATATTTTCAAAACCATCATTATAATATGTATTTGTAGTATTTATATTTTTTTTTAAATTTTCTAAATTATCTTTAAAATTTCCCGAACCTCCATTATAAAATTTTTTCATATTAGTTTCATCTGTATTGTAAAATTTTAATGTATTAATATCATTTACCATAAAATAATAAACCAAAACATCTTTAAAGGCATATGGTTCTCCCAATTCGGGACTTGAATAGCCTTGTAATAAAAGCACTTGAGATATTATGAAAAATGAAAACATTAATGAACCCCAAATTAATATTGGTAATATTATTCTATTTAATATTAATTTATTTGATTGGTTTTTCCATTTTGAAAATATATTACAACCACAATTATCACCAGAAAGCATAAACATTAATAATCTCATATAATTGAATGCGGATAATCCACCCCAAGACATAAAGAAGAATATCCATTTAGAAAAAAATATTCCCATATTTCCAAAAAAATACATCCCTAATTTTAACATTTCGGTAAAAAAAGGTATATATGGTGCTTTTTCTAAGACATCATTTTTCATTTTTGTTAACATATTTTTAAATTCAGTTTTTGAATTCAATGAACCATTATAACCAGCCATAGTTATTACACCCATTCCAATAGGTCCCATATATAATAAATTTAATCCAGCATATACAAAAATTTTAATCAAACTTGTTACACTCTTTAATAAAATATCAGTATTAAATGGCATATTTTCACTAAACATTTGAGTGTTTTGTTCACAAGATTGTTTGGGATCATCACAACAAAAAGGTTCTAACCCAAAATTTAAAAAATAACAAATCCATCTTTTAGTCCAATAATCTGTAGTATTCATTGAAAATGTTAATGCGTTTTTCATAAATCCCATACCTTCTAAATTATCATCATCGTCGCATACGCTTATTTTTTGTTTTTGTATTGTGTCTTTTTTAAAAATATCTGAAAAAGTAGCAACGTGTTTGTATTTTTTTTCAAAAAAATCTTTATTACAAGTATAAATAGACCAAGATTTCATTCCAAATAGCATGAAAAGAATACCCTTAATAAAAATGTCTAAATATATAAATAAATAATATTGTATCATCTTATATATATTAAATATTAATATAAAAATATTTTTATAATAATATGTAATGAAGATTGATTATACCCCACAATTAGATTTTTCAGATGTTTTAATAAGACCCAAAAGGACGGTTTTAAATTCAAGGTCAAATGTTACAGTTGAAAGAGAATTTAAATTTTTATATTCAGCTATTAAATTAAATGTTGTTCCAATAATTGCATCAAATATGGATACAACTGGTACATTTGAAATTTATGATGTTTTGAGCAAATATAAAATGTTAACTTGTATGCATAAATTTTATAAATTAGAAGACTATAATAAAAAAAAAAATTTAGATCCAAATTTATTTATGGTTTCAACAGGAATTAGTGATTCAGATTTTAAAAATATGTGTGAAATTGTTAATTATACAAATTGTAATTGGATTTGTATTGACATTGCGAATGGTTATATTAAAAATCTAATTGATTTTTGTTTAAAAGTAAGAAAAACATATCCAAATAAAATAATTGTAGCAGGAAATGTTGCAACAAGAGAAATGGTTGAAGAATTAATTATAAATGGAAAAGTAGATGGATGTAAAATTGGAATTGGGCCTGGATCTGCGTGTTTAACTAGATTAAAAACAGGAGTAGGTGTTCCCCAATTAAGTGCTATTATTGAATGCGCTGATTCGGCACATGGCGTTGGTGGATTTATAATAGGTGATGGAGGTATAACATGTCCTGGTGATATGGCCAAAGCATTTTGTGGGGGTGCCGATTTTGTTATGATGGGTGGTGGATTTTCAGGTCATGATGAAAATCCAGGCGAATTAATTGAAGAAAACGGACAAAAATATAAGTTGTTTTATGGTATGAGTTCTGAATTAGCAATGAAAAAACATTATGGTTCGATGAAAAAATATAGGTCTTCTGAAGGAAGAATACTAAAAGTAAAATATAAAGGTTCTATTGTAAATACAATTTTAGATTATTTAGGTGGCATTCGTTCAACCTGTACTTATATTAATTCAAAAAAAATTAAATATATGCCAAAATGTACTACTTTTTTACTTGTTTCTAATCAAATTAATAAACATCTTGTAAAATAATATTTATATATTATAAATATGTTGCCTGAAATATTTCAAAAATTTATGATGTATTTTTTTATTTTATTATTAGCTTTAATTGGTTTATTTGTGTTTATAACAATTTCTATTTCAATATTTACATATTTTAATAGAAGATATAGGAGCGGGAATATTTTTGAAGGATTTGAAAATAATGAAAATAATTTAGATTATAATAATGATTTATCAAAAAAAGTTGGTAACTTATTAAATAAGAAAGGTTGTTTAGCAAATAATAAAAATGATGAAATAAAAATAGATAAATATAATAATGTATTAAATAATGTAGAAGATACATTGATACTTAAATCCCATTATAATATATAAATTTTTATAATATAATATTTTTTATAATGAAAATAATATATTTTAATTATATAAATGAAGTCAGATAAATTATTATTTTATTTAATAATAATAATTTGTGTATTATTATTTATTTATATAGTTTACAACTTGATTTTAAATACGTGTAATTGTGTTAAAGAAGGTTTTGTTTCAAGTGAAAAATTTTATGAAAAAATCAGAGAAACATCACAAAAAGACACAAATTGTGAAACATCAGGTAACAGCGATTCTTTATTTGTAAAAGATTTTACTGGTGGTGGATATTTTAAATATAAAAAATTAGATGGTACATCTTGTACAAAAGATGATTATGACATTGATCCAAAAAAATGTATTAGAGAAATGGATTCAACACGAACAATGTCAGGCGATTCAATAACTCCTGATTTCTATTTTAATAGTTCTGAATTTAAAAGTATTATAGATAATAAGGGTCCTAGTAATAAAAATACAGAAGCTCACACATATGATAGATTTATTAAAAATGTTTTAAAAGAAAATGTTTCAAAATTAGCAATTAATAGTAGTTCATTTTATAACATAAATTTAACTATTGATTTTGAAATTAAGAGAAATAATGATGATGATTTTAAAAAATATAGTGATTTATATTCAGAAATAAAAAATGAAAGAATTATTGATATAAATCCAATATATGGAAGAAAAGAAGTTACTCTTGATAATTCTTACAATTTTCTTTTAGACAATACAACAACAGAAGTTCAAAAAGAAAATTTAATAAATAAAATTAATATAAATGGTAAATATAATTTAATAGATTGTAAATTATGGCAAAAGGAAATTACAAATAATATACCAGGAGAAAATAAATTTTATTTAAAATACGATAATACAGATGAAGAAACAAAAATACTTTATTTATGTCATAGTAACAATAATAGTACAAATGATTTAACATATTTATTTATTGTAAATTATGATAGTCAATTTGTAAATAAATTAACAACAGATATAAGAGATATTAATTTAAAAAACCCAATGTTTACAGATAGTTGCCATATACTATTAAAAGATGTATCAAACTATAATGAAAAAAATAAAAAATGTTCTAATGAATATGTTATTTTAAAAAATAATTTTACTAGTTGGGCAGATGAAATATTTGAACCTGTTACTTGGGAAAATAACAAAAAAAAAGAATGTAATGAATCGTGTTTTATTGATAGAAAACATTTATATTATTTTGAAAATTTAGATGATAATGAAAAATATTTTATCTCATCAAAAGCGTGGAAAAATAAAGTTAATATGGAAAGAGATTCAGCTCTAAATCCAAACCGTTCTTGGAAATGTAAAGAACAATGTCCAGAGGGTTTAGTTTCTTTTAATGATATTAGTGGTGCGTATGATGCTGTTCCTGAAGATATATTTGGGAGTACTGCTGAAGAAGGACGCGTTAATAATATATTTTGGAGTAATCAATTTGGTTGCCCCATTAATAAAGATGGTCAACCAGAAAAATCAGAAAAATACAAAGTCCCAACTGATTTAATTGATGCTTACAAATCATATACTGGTTTTAACGATGGTGAACAACAAATCAATTCTGATGGTAAATTTGATACATTAGAAAAATGTCAACAAGGTTCTAAAAATTTTGCAAAATCTATTTATGAAAACAGTAAAATGGATGATAAAAATATTATTGTTGATTTCTTTTTAAATAGACAAGCAGGTATGTTAGAAGATAATTATATTTCACCAAAATGTCCAGATACATGTTCCAAAACTGTTACAGTAATGCATCAAGGTTTGCCATACAAAATAAAACAAGATGGAGGATGTAATGATTTAAATGACCCTGGTTGTAATTATGATATAAGAAAACAAAATTTTAATGTAAACGATTATGATTCTAATGCAAAACCATATAGTTGTAGCGAATGTCCTCCTGAAAGAGACGATTCTTTTAATGGGTATATTATTAGATCAAAAGATAGAGAAGTAATGGATGGTTATGATACAACTACCAAAGATGATATTAATGATACTTTAGAAAACCCAGAAGAAAGATGTAAAGAAAACGAAGAATGGTTGAAACGGTTAAAAGAAAGTGTTGTTAAAGAATTATATTTTGATAATAATGAAAATGCACAAAAAATAGGTCAAGAATATTTAAGTAAAATATGCTCATGCTTAGGATATAAAAGCACCTGTACACTAAGTTTACCGGACGCTGAAAAAATAGGAAAAAATTTTATTGGTTGGGCTAAAGGTGAAATTACACAAGTAGGATTATCCGAAGCAACAAGTGACATTATTAAATTAAATAAATTTGATTTATTTAATGAAATGTTTGGAGAAAGTGATGTAGAAGAATATAGTGCTTTATTAGATTTAAATTTGACAGGTAATCATTATTAAATTATCTTGCATATTTTAATTCTATCATTCCATTTTTAATATATAATACATTATATCTATTTTCCATTATTAATAATTCATAATCATATTCATAATTTTCATATCTATTTGATGGATTTCTTCTAATGGCTCTTATTGTATTTCTAATATTTTTTTCAGCATTTGTTAAATTATCTTGCTCTACTAATTCTCCTTGTATATTATCTTTTAACAATGAAAATTCAGTATTAAATTCAAATATAATTTTTTTACTTTTATTCATATTTTGTGAACCAGATGGTTGATAATCATTTCTATTAGAATTAATTGAAAAATTATAAAAATATATACCTTCTTTGCCTTGACCTGATGTTCTTGAATATTTTTCAATATAATTATAAATACCATTGTCTAAAATATTTTCTCTATAAGTACCATTAAATAAAATTCCCATATTTTTAAGAATTGTTTTATTTGAATATAAAACTCTTTCACCTGTAGTAAAAATCGGTTTTTGAATAATACTTAAAAGTATATTTGAATATTTACTATCTTCTGAAGGAGTATTTTCAACACTTAAAATATTTTTATTATCATTATTTTTATTAATTCTTATTAAATTTAAATTTATAGGACTATTACCATATGGCCAATTTGTATAATTATCCCATTGATTTCTTATATCAACGTCGCTTCTTCTAAATCTAAAAGCATAATTAGAGACTAAATTTTTTGTAGGTAATTCAATTCTTTCCGAACCCATTACATTTTTATAATTATATTCATAAATATTTTTTAAAAGATATTCGTGATTTTGGGATGCAAAAACTTTTCTCTCTTCATTACTTAAAAAAACATATGTTGAAATTAAATGAACGTCCGAATTCCATATGTTTGATTGTATTCTCTGTGATTGTACATCAGGAGGTGATAAAAAATTTCTAAGTTCTGTTAAACTTGGATTGTCTCTATTACCAAAAAATTTTGGCGAAATATCAACTTCAAAATTTTTTATTATTGTTTCTTTAAATACATCTTTATGTCTATCATATAAAGTATATAATTCTTTAACAGGACGAAAAGTAATTTCAATTTCTAAATCAGAATATTCTAAAGCAATTAATGGAAATGCAGATTTAGAATTATTTGAAAACCAAGAATATAAAGGTATATATATTTTTCTTCCCCTTATAGATGGTTCTACATTATTTGTATCGTTATAAAGACAATTTGGATATATTTTTTTTTTCAAATTTGATATTTTTTCATTATAGTTTGTACTATACAAAATATTTGATATTCCAGGATTTGTCATATTTTCTGTATTTCCTATCATTTTATCAATTAAAGATTTTTTAGAACTATTATCTCTTTCATTCATTAAAATCATTGATTCACCTGAATATCTTTCTATTATTGTTGAATTAGATTTTATAACTAATTCTTTTATCATATGAAATCCTAAATTTTTAATCCATTTGAATCTAAATTCGCATATACCTGAATCCGATTCTATTCCCGAACCTTCTTTTAAATTTTTAATTTTTATGGCATTAGTATCTAAATTTATATCTAAATTTTCAAGGTCTTCTACGAATGAATCAATATAATTTTTATATATTGGTCTTTCATTAATATCGTCTTTTTCTAAATTATACAAATATAATGAACTATAAATATTTGGAATTTGAACGCATATATATGTATCCCATAATAATTCAGCATATTTGGGTATTTTAAATTTATAATGTGTTTGTGTATCATAATTTAAAACTCTTTGTCCTTCATAATCTATTCTAAATCTTTGAAGACCAAAATTTGTATGTTTTTTATAAGTTTGTTTAAAAAATGTTTTTTTAGGATTACCATTTAAAATAATATTTTCCGAACCATATGAAATTATATTTAATAAACCACCAGGCATTTTATTAAAATATTAATATATTTTAATTTTATATTAATATATTTTAATTTTATATTAATATATTTATAAATGAGTAATTTAGCAAAAGATGGAATTGATAAAATTAAAAATTTAGGAAATAAGACATTAAATAAGTTAGTTAATCAACCCAATAATATTTTTTTTTCAATAATATTATCAATATTATCGGCATTTGTTGTTTTTATTATAATATTTTATATTATACTTCAAATTACTAAAAAAAAAGATAATATGAAGTATATTGAAAAAAAATATAAAAAATATAAATTAAATACTAAAGCGCAAACACTTTTACCTATTGAACAATCACCTAATGATAATTATAAACCTATTGATAAAGATGGTAAATCAAGAGGAAGATTATGTGATTATTTTATAACAAGTAGTTATAACAGTTGTTGTAGTGGTGATTTCAAAGATGATTATGTTGACATAGAAGCATTAAAAAATGTTATAAAACAAGGAGCAAGAGTTTTGGATTTTCAAATTTTTTCTATTAATGACGAAATAATTGTTTCAGCAAGTAATAACGAAACTGAATTTATAAAAGGAACATATAATTATTTATATTTAAATGGATATGATGGTATACTATCTGTAATTGAAAAATATGCATTTAATAAATCAACTTGCAGTAATTTTTCAGACCCATTATTTATAAATTTAAGAATACAAACTGAAAAAAATATTTATGATAGTTTAACACAAATGTTTAAGACAACATTTAAAGGAAGATTATTAGAATCAATGTATGGATATGAAGGAGAAAAAAGTGGGATGGATATTAGAAATACCAATATACTTGATTTTAAAAATAAAATAATAATTATGTGTGATCAAGAAAATAAAAATTATAAAAATACATCATTTCACGAATTTATTAATTTGTCTCCAAATAATGACTCTGGGTTTTTAATGAAATATAAAAATTATCAAATTAATTTTTCTGAAGAAAAATCACATATTAAAGAAAAAAGTAAAAGAAATTTAATTGCTGTTTATCCGAATAATACATATACTAACGATAACAAAAGCCCAAAAAAAATGTTTGATTCTGGATGTAGTATAATTTTTATGAATTATCAAAAGTTAGACAAAAATTTAATTGATTATTTAAATACATTTGGTAGTCCACAAGAATACAATAGTTTATTTTTTTATCCTTCTGCGTTTTTATTAAAACCAGAAAATTTGAGAGAAAATGTAAAATTAATTAAATCAACTGAAAAACCAAGTGTTAATTATAATATTGATAATATTATTATTGAAATACAAGATAATAACAATAAATTATGCTATAGAAATATAGCAAGTAGACAAGACTTATATCTTTCTGCGTTTAATAATTTAATTGGGGAAAAGAAAGAAGTGAAAATAAAAGCATGTAATATTAATGGAAATTGTGACAATGTTGTAAATATGTTTGACGGTTCAAAATATGAAGCAAATGAACAAATTGGTAATTGTTTAAATAATACATATTTAGATGATAGAATAATAAATAACGAAGGTTTATTAGATGATTTATTAGTTGAACCAATAAAGGAATATAGAGATGAATATAATGAAGAATATGAAAATAATAATTTAGATTCAAGTGGGAATTTATCATTCTGGGGAAAATATATTTCAAATAAAAATTGGAAAAGATTTGAATTATAAATTATTTTTACAATATATATATATATAATACATAATGAAGGAATGTAAAAATTTAACATTTGAAGAATGTGAATTATTTATTTTAAGACAAGCTATTGATAATTTAGAAAAAAAAATAAAAAAAAATAAAATTAATTCTCCAGAAATTAAAAATATAATTGAAATTGTTGAATCTTTTTTAAAAAAAAAAAAAGTAATGTGTTATGGAGGAACGGCTATAAATAACTTATTGCCTAAAAAAGA